CCCGCCGCCCCAGCCGCCACCCTGGCTAGAGCCGGGGGCGAAGGGGCCGAAGCCGCCGCGCATGGAGCCGATCAATCTGTTCAGCCACGGCGTCTGTCTCGAGCCGCTGGTCGGGAACCTGGGGCTCGGCTTCGGTCGCATCCAGGCTGACCTGAACCGCGCCGCCAACACCGCGTTCCAGCACGGCATCGACGCCGCGTCGCTCGCGAATACGAAGGTGCTCCTCACGAGCGACCAGATCTCTTTCTCAGGTGGCCAGGGCCTGGAGATTTCACCCGGGAAGGTGAACCGGGTGACCGGAGTCACGGGTGGCGACCTGAAGAACGAAATCATGGAGTTCTCGTTCCAGGGCCCCGAGCCGGCGCTGTTCCAGGCGACCGACAAGCTCATGGAGGCCGCGCAGGCGAGCATCCAGGCGCCGGGCATTCTGAGCGGCGAAGAGGGCAAGAGCGGCGAGACCTACCGCGGGGTCATGGCTCGCATCGAGCAGGCGACGAAGAACCTGGCGGTCACGACGCGCAAGCTCGCGGACATGGTCGAGACGGTGCTCAAGCACGTCGGCTACATCAACAGCGTGTTCCTGCCCGACGAGGAGATCGTGCTGCTCACGAACCACCTGGACCAGCCGGAAGAGGTGGCGGTGGGCCGCAAGATGTACGAGCGCGGCTACCGCGTCTCGATTCGCGCTGACCTCCGATTCGCGACGCTGGCGCAGCGCATCGCCGAGACTGACGAACTGCTCGAGATGGTCGGCGCGCAGCCGATGCTACAGCAGAACGTCCCGTTCATCTGGCACGCACTGAAGAAGAGCCTCGAGGCGCGCGGGCGGCACGACATGATCCCCCAGCTCGGGCCGGAGCCGCCCCCACCGGAGACGCCGCTGGCCATTCCGCCCCCGGCGCCCCCGCAGGCCATCGACCCGAACACAGGCCAACCCATCGCTGACCCGAACGCGGCGCCGCCCGGCGCTCCGCCCATGGTGCTCCAGTGAGCTCGAGCGAGCGTGACAAGGACGCCTATCGGCGCGAGTGGGTGATGGCGCCGCACACGAAGGCGCTCATCGACCAGAGCATCGACAAGCGCGAGTCGGCGCTGGGATTACTGCTGCGCAAGGCCGCGGACAGCTCCGATGCCGAGGTGCGCGCGGCGCTCGCCGAATACAACCGTTTCGACAGGCTGGTAGACATGCTCGAGAAAGGCACGATCTGAATGAACGACCTGATGGAGAACCACGGATTCAACATGAAAGACCCGATGGCGGCTCGCCTCGTGGACGAGAACCGCCGCGCCGTCGAGCGCAAGATGGCGTCCCTGAGCCCCGCCGGTGCGCTGGGATTGCCGGACTTGCTCGACAAGCGTCGTCTCGAGTTCGGCATCGTCGATGAGGCGTTCAGCCGGCAGTGCGCCTTCGACCGCTGCTACGTCTACCAGATCAACCAGCCGTGGGTGGACGAGGGCAAGATCGGCAGCATCGTGCTCACGCAGGTCACGACCGAGAACGAGCAGGACAAGGCGCACCGCGGCGTGCTCGTGAACGCCGGCCTGACCGCTCTCGAGCAACTGGCGAGCCATGGCATCGGCCTCGGCCACATCGTGCACTTCGCGTTCTTCTCGCCGCTGCGGCACCACTTCGAGAAGACCGAGAGCGAAAGCGTGGTCGTGCTCCACGCCGGGAGCATCATCTCGAGCGAGGACACGCGCGCCATGCTGAGGAGCGGCGAGCTGAAGCTCAAGACACGGAAGATTGACGGCGTCTGGCGCTACTTCTACGCCGACGCGAACGGCGAAGAGTGGCACCCTGAAGCGGCGTTCCAGCCGCCGGAGTACTGACATGGCAGCGAGAAAATTGAGTCTGGACGACATCGGGGCCGGCGCGAACGAAGGCGCCGGGGCCGGAGGCGGCGGAGAGACCGAGCTCGAAAAAGCTATCGCCGCGGAGCCCGTCGAGCATCACGAGGTAACCATCGGCGACCCCGAGGTGCCGCAGGCGGACGATGGAGAAGCCGGCGCTGGCGGCGCTGACCCGCAGCGCCCCTCGCGCGCCGATCGCCGGAGCGCTCGCTACCGCGAGGTCGAGGAGGCGCGCATTCGAGCCGAGGAGCGCGCGCGGGTCCTGGAGGAAGAGCTCGGCCGCGTCCGGCAGCAGCCGGCGCCGCAGATGTACGTGCCGCCCCCGCCGCAGCAGCAGGGGCCCGACCCGGTGGCAATCGCCGAGGCGCGCGTCCGCGGCGAATACGACCAGATGAACGAGCTCTGGCAGGCAAAGATGCGCTCCGGCCAGATGTCGGACGCCGACGTGAAGGCGTTCCAGGAGAAGTCTTGGGAGATCACCAAGAAAATGCAGGAGCTTGCCGCGGTACGCGTGCAGCGAGTCGCCCCGCAAAACCCAGGCGGGATGACGCAGGCGCAGTTCATCCAGTTCACGTTGCAGAGCGAGTTCCCCGACGTCTACAACGATCCGGCGGCGATGGAGCTCGCCCAGGCCAAGTGGACGCTCGCGGTGCGCGAGCAGCGCAAGCCCGACAGCATCCAGACCTCGCGCGAGGTCCTTCAGGAAGTCCGCAACGCGCTCGGCCGCGGCAACTCGCCGCCGCCGGACCACGGCACCCGGAACCGGCTCACCAGCGTGCGCTCCGGAGCCCAGGGCGCCGCGCTGCAACAGACGTCAAATCGCCCGCAAACCATCGATTTCGGGCGCCACCCGGAGTGGAAGAAGATGGCGGTCACCATGTATTCGCACCTGCCACCTGCGCAGGCGATGCAGAAGTGGGCGAACGAGGTCGGGCAGCACGTGCTCGAGGACGAGCGTCGCGCCGGACGTTGACAGCCGGCTGGCCGCAAGTAAGATGCCCGGTATCGGAGTGGTGCTCCTTGCCGGGCACAACCTCCTGACGGTCTAGAGAGCCCGTTCTCTGGGTCTGAGTGCTCGGGAGCTCCCGCGAAGCTGCAAGAGGCGCGGAAGAGCGGAGCATTCATGACCCAGAGACTTCCCGTCAGCAGGCGCACAGGTCGTTCCGATCCGAAACCCCAGCGGGTGTTCGTCGATGGAGACCGCACGGGTCGCGCAGACCCGAAGCCCCGTCACATCGACGCGGTGACCCCGTGGGGGAGCTTGGTCAACAAGGACCCGAATCGCGAGTACGTCTACGCCAACGCGCGTGCCCAAGGCATGGCTGGCTCGGTGGACTGGTACCGCATGCTCGGCTACCGCCTCGAGAAGTACAAGAAGGGCGGCGTGCTGCCGGCCGGGTTCAACGCGCAGGACGAGGACGAGCTCCCGAAAGAGGGTGAGCCGCTGATCGTCATGGGCTGCGCCGTGATGAGCGTCTCGAAGGAGCGCAAGGCGGAGCTCGACCAGGTCGGCTTCGACGGCAACGGCGGTCAACAGCACGTGGACCGCATCGAGTCCGAAATTCTGGACCGCGAAAGCGGTGGCATCGACGAGTCGCGCGGCCTCTACGGCTATGGCGACAAGTACATGCGCGTGGAGAACGACACCAAGTCCCCATGGAAGCCCGTGGGCGAGGGAGCTGAAGTCTGATGGCCGACAATCCGATTCTGTACGGTTTCCGGTGGTGGGGCGGCAATCCGCATCCGATGCCCTCGCCGCGAGTGGGCCTGGTCGCTGCTTCGGCGGCGTTCAGCATCAACGCCGGGGCGAGCAACTGCGGGTTGCGCGCAGGTGACCCCATCACCTTCAGCACGACCACCGGCATGGTCACGTCGGCGGACGGCAGCGAAGGCGCCAGTGCGGGCGTGCCGATCCTTGGCATCGTCGTGGCGGTGCTGCCCTACTACGACTCGGCGCAGAACCTGATGGTGCCCGGCAACGTGCTGCCTTCGGGCATCAACTGGGGCACGTCGCTCGAGCGACAGAGCAAGGTGCTCTTCGTGCCGGCGCACTCCGGCATCTGGGAAGTGGATACGCACACCGCGGCGACCACGACCGAGGCGCTGTACAACGCCTGGAAGAACGAGAACGCCGATCACATCCTGACCGGGACCACGAACGGCGGGGCGCTCACCCCGCGCCTGAACGCGGCGGGTCACGGAACGGCCACGGCGCAGTGGCGCATCGAAGGCGTGAGCCCGACGCTCATGAACCGCGATTTCACCGGCAACTACGTGAAGCTGCTCGTGTCCTGCAACGAAGGCACTGGGCCCTTCTACACCGCGACGGGAACCTGAACCATGAACCCGATTTTTACGAGCACGGTCTTCCACGGTCTCAAGCGCACGCTCGACACGATCGCCACCGACAACTCGGACGGCATCGAGGGCAAGCTGGCTTGCAAGAAGTACATGAAGATCACCGACATGGAAGACCACTACGAGGACGACCTCGAAGTGGCCGGCCCGGGCCTTCTGTCCGAGAAGCCGGAAGGCACGGAAATCAGCGCGCAGACCATCCGCGAAGGCAACGTCTTCCGGTACTACGCGCGCCCGTTCGCGGGGAAAATCATCGTCACCCGTGAGGCGATTCGGGACAACAAGTATCCGCAGATCCTCGAGATGGCGAAACGCCTGAAGTTCTCGGGCTGGCAGACGTTCGGCTACGACATGGCGAACGTCCTCGCGCGCGGCTTCAACACCGCCTACACGTTCGGCTCCGAGGGCCTGCCGCTCTGGAGCGCGTCGCACACCCTGCCGGGTGGTGGCACGTTCTCGAACCTCATGGCGACCCCGATGGCGCCGAGCGTGCTCGCGATCACGACCCTGCGCGCGCAGGCGCGGAAGCTGCCCGGCTACAACAGCATCCGCCACGGCCACTACCAGCTGAAGCGCATCATCTGCCCGGTGGATCAGGAGTCCATCTGGGAGACCATTCTGTACTCGCAGATGACGCCCGAGGCCGGCAACTTCGCGGAGATCAACATCGCGAAGCGGCTGAACCTCGAGCTCGTGGTCGAGCCCTACTGGGACAACACCACGACCAACTGGGCGGTCCAGACGGACGCCGAGAACGGACTGAACGCGCGCTGGCGCGACCGGTTCCAGAGCGATTCGTGGGTCGGCAACGACAACTACACGATGACCTATTCGCTGTACGGCCGCTGGTCGCGCGGCATCACCAACTTCCGCACCACGCTCGGCGTCGCCGCCTGAGAGGAGCACGACATGACTTCCCTCGCTGGGGTTCCGGCCCTGCCGATGTACTCGACCGGGTTCGGGATCCACACCGGGTACGGAACGCTGCTGCCGCCTGGGTCGAAGGTGGCGGCGTTCGTGCGTTCGACTGGTCCGCAGGACAACGACGACCCGTTCATCGCCAAGAACCTCGTCACGACCCTGGACGCCGGGCTCGCTCGAGCTCGGTCGGGCCTCGGTGACGTGGTCGCGGTGCTTCCGGGGCACTCGGAAGACCTGACGACCGCGGACGCGATGGCGTCGCTCAAAGCCGGCACCAAGATTATCGGCCTTTCGGCTGGTGGTCTGATGCCGACCCTCCGCTGGGCCGCTACCGCGGCCACGTTCCTCCTGGACGTGGACGGCGTGGTCCTGCAGGGGCTGCGGCTCCGGATGGAGGGCGCCAACGGCGTCGTTGCCCCGATCACCGTGACCGGGGCGGACTGTGCAATCGTCGGCTGCGACATCGAGACGGCGAGCGGCGCGAGCAACGTGGCGACGACCGTCATCACGGTCAGCACGGGCGCGAACCGTTTCACCATGGCCGGATGCCGCGTTCGCGGCACCGGCGCCACATCGACCAGCGGCATCGTGGTCTCGGCGGCCGTGGACTCGCTGACCATCGTGGACTGCCGGATGATCTTCCCGGTCACCGCGGCCACGGGGCTCATCAACTTCACGGCGGCTGCCACGAACGTCGCGCTCGAGCGGCTCACCCTGATGAACACGGTGACCAACAGCACGAGCACGTTGAACGTGGCGACGGCGACCGCGGTCACCGGCATCTACACCAACATCCTGAGCGGGACGCTCAACACGGGCGGCACCGAGGCCGCGACGCAAGGCATCACCTTCCCCGGCTCGCCAAGCGCGACCGTGCGGTGCGTGCAGTGCTTCGACTCCTCGGACGTGCGCGCGAACGGCATCCTCAACCCGGCGGCTTCGACCTAATGCATCTGGGGCCGGGCGGCCCGCGCGTCGCGGCCCATCCGGCTCCAAATGCGAACCATCGGAACCCACTGGCCAGAATCAGCCCCGCTCTGGGACTACGTCGCGACGTGCGACATCTGCGGCGTGAAGTGGCGCCGCTCCGGGCTCCAGTACGACTCCCGCGGGTTCACCGTCTGCCCGAAGCACGGGCGCGGGGCTGATCCGGTCGAGCTCACCGAGGAGAACGCGCAGCACGCGCTCGAGTGGGCGCGCGAGCTCGCCGAGCACCCGACGCGCGACCGTGGCGGCGAGTACGGGCCGGAGCGCATCGCGCGCGACCCACGCGTCATCTTCAGCGACGTGCTGTTCGATGTGGACGCGACGACGGTCACGGCGAACGCCGCGGGGCTCGTGACGAGCATCACCGATGCGGCAGGCTCAGGGCAGGCGCTTACGCCGAGCGTCATCACCGGAGTCCGGCTCACCCAGCACGACGCGAGCTTGAACGAGTTGGCGACGCTGGTTCTGGCAGCGAGTGTGGCTGGCGGCATGAGGAATCTGTCGGTCTCCCACGCTCTGCCGGTCTGCTACTGGGGACTGGCCAAGGTCAGCGGCTGGTTCGGCGGAGACCCGCTGGTGCGCAGCGCTACTGCCAGCGGGTCCATCTTCGGATGCACCTTCGCGACCGGAAACCCCGGGTCATCGTTCACCGTTCGCGACGGCGTGGCCCCAGCGGGTTCGGTGGCTGGCCCCGGTGGCCAGACGTGGATGCGCTTCTTCGCGAGGTTTTCGGCTGGTCAGGCCGAGCTCAGAATCGGAGGTCGGAGCATGCTCGAGAACGTCGGCTCGCTGCCGTTGGTCGGGCTGGAACTGAGGGCCGGACCCGGTAGCTCTTCCCCGTCCTGGGAACTGCACCGGATGCTGGTGCTGACGAGCGTTCCGACAGAGGCCCAGCTCGACGAAGCCGATATGTGGGTGCGCTCGCGCGCTCCGGGGAGAGTCGTGTTCGTATGACCATCAGCGCCACCAGGACCTTCGAGTTCACCATCGACCGCATCGTGCGGCGCGCGTACCAGCTCGCCGGGCTGATGAACGAGCAGGACGACCTCACGACCGTCCAGGGCTCGACGGGGCGCGACTTCCTCGAGTCCATCGCCGACGCGCTCCACACGCAAGGGCTCATGGACCGCGCCATGACCACAGAGACGGTGACGCTCGTGGACGCGACCCTCTCCTACACGCTCGCGACGACGACGCTGGACGTGGTCGGCGAGATCACGAGCGACAGCGGCATCACCCTGGGCCCACTCACCCGCGAGGAGTGGTTGATTCGCCGGCAGACCTCGCCGACGGGGCAGCCCTCGGGGTACTACGTGGACCGCGCGGCGGGCGCAGCCCTGGTGCTGCGTTTCGACACCGAGCCGACCGCGGCCGAGGCGGGCCAGGTGTTCACACTCCAGGTCCACCGGCTGCGCGCCGACAATCAGGACGGCAACGCCACGCCGGACTTCGAGCGCTACTGGTCGCAGTACTTCATCTGGGAGCTGGCGCACCAGCTCTCGGTGGCGAGTTCGCTCGATATTCAGCGCTGCGGCTACCTGCGCTCGCGAGCGCAGGAGCAGCTCGCGCTCTGCAAGCCGCAGGCGATGCGGCGCGGGAACGAGCAGGCGCGGTATAGTCACCGCACGCAATGGAGCCGGTAACATGCACCTGATATCAGCTCTCGCAGCCGGCATCCGCGGCGCCGAAGGCGGCACGGTGGACATCTACCGCCGCGACACGTCCACCCGCGTCACGCTCTATACGAGCTTTGAGGGTGACGGGGCGACCGTGCCAACAACGTCGTCCGCTCTCGATTCGGATGGCGCGCTGGTTGTGTACGTCGCCGAGGTGGTGGACGTGGTTGTGAAGGATTCCGGCGGCGCGACGGTGCGCTCGTTCACGGACGGTGTGAGCGCTGACTGCGTCGAGTACATCGGGCCGAGCTTCACCGGCAAGGCATACGGCGGCGGCAAGAGCGGTGTGAACCTTCCGATCACCGTCGCCGACTTGCTGGACCTCTGGGCTGCCAGCTCTGGCTCCACGGACTTCGAGGTGGGCAGCGGCGGCGAGCCGCTCGAGGACGCGATCGTGGGTCTGACCGGCGTTCTGTACAACGTGAAGAGCTACGGCGCCATGGGCGACGGCGTGACGAACGATGCCGCGGCGATCACCAGCGCCATCTCTGCTGCGGCGGCCGCTGGCGGCGGAACGGTCTTCTTCCCCCCTGGAACGTACCTGTGCGGGTCGAGTGTTTCGCAAAACGCGCTGACGCCGTTTCGTGGCGCGGGGTCTGACGTCTCCAAGCTTCGTCTTTCGGCCGCTGGCGCGAGCGTGACATGGCGCGCGCTGATCGAAGACCTGACGGTGGACTCGTCTGTCAACCTGAGCGGGAGACTTCTCAATCCGGCTGTTGGCGCGAACCCGCTTCGGTTGTCGCGTTGCACGCTGGGGAACTCAACGTTCTCGGTCCCGGCTTGCATCAACAACGGCCCGACGATGGTTGTCGCCATCGACGCCTGCACGTTCAACATCATCGGCGCGACGCAGAAGGCCATCGACGACTCCGGCTCGACCTGGAGCGGCGTCATCAGTAACTGCCAGATCGTGGTCCATGCCGTGACTCACACGGGGATCCTGGTGGACCTCACCGAGCCGCAGATCACGTTCAACGCCGTCAGCGTGACTTACCTGACGACGACCACCGGCCCGTCCACGGTGTTCGACATCCTCCAGACCGGGACGAGCTTCATGTCGGTGAACGCGCTGTCGCTCATCTTCTTCTCTGGTTCACCGACGACCACCGTGTTCGACTTCGGGGCGTCCGGGAACATGGCATTCGTTGACTCGGGCAGTAACCTCCCGGGTTTGGCCGGGACGCTCTATGACCTATCGGGCGCGTCGATCGGCGCGTCGCGCATGGACCTGGGTATCCGGCGCAGCAGGCTCATCCAGTACACGAACGATACCGCGGCGATCACCATCGACTCACTGAGCTACGAGCTCGTCGAGATCCAGCGGACCACCAACGGAGCCCAGACGGTGACCTTTACGAAGGCTCCCCAGGGCGCGCGGCTGTCCGTTCGGTACTGGAACAACCACGCGGGAGCCGGAGGCACCATTACCTTCGACACGACCAATGTGGACATGGTTGCCGCCTCGAACCAGTTCTCGATAGCGGCTAACAGCTATCGCCTGTTTCACTTCATTTCGCTCTATACCGACGCGAGCGGCAGCGGGGACGTGCGGTGGTGTGAAATCGAGATGGCTGCCGCCGATGAGCCTGAGTGATGCCGACCGAAGCCATCCCCTTCACGAACCAGCAAGCCTCGGGCCACGAGACCCTGGGCGGAGCGTCGCCGCTCGCCGTGAACGTGTTCATCGATGCGACCGGTACCGTGCGGCGCCGG